CGGTGTCATCGTCTTTCGCTGATTTCTTTTCTGTAAGGTCGGATAACCACTTTGTATGTACATTACCATCTGCTCCTTTGCAGTACAAGAAGTTTGTACCTTGTTCTACAATTTCGTATTCTTTGTTCTCATTCATATCATAGACTACATCGCCTACGTTGAAGAGTTCACCAACTAAATATGCTTCACGCAATTCATCTCTGTCAAAAATTGCACTATCACTGATAGAATACACTTTGCGAATTTCGTTGTAGATTGCAGTCTTTTCTCTATCTGATAGTTTAGATGCTAGTGCTTTCTTAAACGTATCAAGTTGACCAGTCTTCGCAAGTTCACGCAACTTAGTACCAGAGATACCTTCGACACCTTTTGCATTAGGGTCACGCTTGCCAGCAGAGACGGAATCGATTGAGTTAAAATTGAATTCTTTTCCATTGTACTTCTTAATAAGATTGACCATCTCAGCATCGCGGTCTTCACCAAATACTAATACAATATCAGTGTAACCATCTGCTTCTAATTCTTTTGCAACTTCTATAATTGTTCTTGCTCTCGACTTCACAAAAATGCCGAATGCTTTCTTAGCATACTTTGCTTTACTATTATAAGTCAAAGGGTCTTTTTCTTTGTTGCTTGTATGAGACAAGTAAAGACGGGCATCGGCGCCTCGCGTCTTTGCTTCTGATTTGATTTTGTTTACAAGTTTCTCATGTCCAATAGTAGGAGGATTCATTCTACCGAATGAGAATACAACTTTTTTCTCTTTTGCTTCCTTCAGTCTTTGCTGAAGTTCATTAAACTTTAGTGTCATTTTTTCACCCAATTTTTAGCGGCAGTGAAGTTAGCACGACTGAACTCTAAGCGATTCACTAGTTTAACTGCATTACCCTTTAATCTGTCCACTGCCACAAACCCCTCAGGTTCTGTGGTCTTTAATCCATCATTTGTTCTCAGAAATGTCCCAATAGATTTCACTTTCGACAATTTCTGCACCAATACATTCTTAGCGTCCATAATATAGTTATACAATAAAGTAGCATTCTGCAAATCTGCAGTTTGCTTTTCAATCTTATTCAGTCCATCTTTCTTAATCTCAGTATACTTCTCTTTAGCACCTTCTGATTTTACACTTTCAATCTTCTTGTCTAACTTAGTAGTCCAATAAGTCTTAAAGTCAGCAACCATAGTGTTACTGTCAGGTAAATCATCGGTACTTCTGAAGTATGAGTTCAGATGAACCTTAAAGTTAGTTGGAATAGCGAATTGGTTCTTTTCATCAAAGTCACCTGCCATCTTATCTAGATAACTAGACACTTTAGGTAGAAGACTTTCAATCCGTTCGATGTAACCATTGAGATTTTCGGTTTCATCTTTAGTTAGTGTAACTGTGCCTGAAACATCTTTATATGAGGCATCATCGAACCAAACTGTCTTCGTTTTTCTCAACTTACTTATATTTATATTAAACGATGCTTTCATCGTCTGTAATGTCTTACCTTTATACTCTGTATGAAAGATAATACCCATTTTTGTTTTAGAAACAAACTTACCAAGAGGTCCGTTCTTAGGAATAGCATAGACAATTGTGTTAGGTTGAAAGATAATATACTCTTCACCTTCAATTGTCTTAGTCTGCAAGTCTGCTTTTGTATACATCATGTCACCTTGAATGACACCTTTGATACCTAACGTAGACAATTCTTTAAGTGCAACTTCAAGTTTTTCGACAAGACCACCTTGGTGGTTCTTTTTAATATCTGCACTCGTTTTGTTTAACTTAGGACTTGCATTGAAAACTGATTTAGTCGCAACAAAGAACTTACCATCTTCTGGGTCGACACCACAGAAAATAGCAGGTGCACCATCCCATTTAGTAGTGATGTTTACACCAGTTCGAACATTACTTGATAGCATGTTACGAACTTCTTTCAGGAAGTTAATAGCATTTTCTGCACCACTAGCACCATCAGTGATAATGGTTTCTTCGATATGTGTCAGATGCGTATTGCGGTTTTCTGACAACTGTTCTGTATGTTTCTTAAAACTAATCATGCTTATACTATAACACACTTTCGGTAAAAGTCAAGGGTTTTTTTCACTTTTTCTCATTTTTTTTATACTATGTGATATTTTTGTCACACATTATCCTAGTAACTTCTTGCCTGTCGCTTCTTTTGACGTATAGTCCAATAAGAAGTGAGTTGGTGCTATCCCTCCCTGTTTATTTCTTATATTTAGTTTAAAATCAAAGTACGAGTTTGAGAACTTCATATCAATACGTTTTGCTGTACCGTTTGTGATACCACCATAATATAAAGTAAACTTAGATGCATTGATATTCGCATACTTTTTATTTTGTTCTGTTCCTACCCACCAACAATATGCTTTACCGCCGCCTTGTCCATGAACCATCCAGTAGTTTGCGCCGATAGCAGACATGAGTAGATTTGTTAGAAGTGGTTTGTCAACAGCGGAAGTCACATCAACCACATGAGGCGTTGCCGCTTTCTGTCCAGTTCCATATAGATTAAATACTGCACAGAATGTTGCATTATCAATACCAAGTGCTTTGAGTAATTGCTTACCCATATCGTTTGTAATCATTCCTGCTTTTACTTCTGCTTCAGTGAATGGTTTACCAGCACCTTTTACACCAGTATTAACAAATGTCAATGTGCTTGAAAACTTTGCTGATAGATAACTCTCAGTTCTATCAGAATGAAAGACTGTTATATCAGTCAACTTTTTACCAACGTCTGCAGGATTACCTGGTCCGATTGCGACTTTACCGTTCATCATAACGAATGGGCGACTTTCGTTAGCACCGCCCATCTGCTTAATTTCTTTTACTGGTGAACGGTTCTGCTTACACACTGCAGACATTAATTCATGTGCTAGTTTAGCATGTGTGTCTGTGGACTCTTTTATTCCATTTGCGTAATTCACTAGTGAGTTTGCTAAGTCACGCTCAAACTTCAGTCCTTTATTTTCTTTCTTTCCGCCGGCAGGTTGTCCACCAAACTCTTCAGTCTTAGTCATCTTACCAATACCAATGATAGTAGTTCTCTCTTGTCCGGTATATTTACCTTTAAGTTCTACTTTTTGTCCAGCAGTATTATCTTTGAAACTTGCAATCTCTCTAGCAAGTTCATCTGCCAGACTTGGCATCGAACTAGGTGTTCGTAGGGTTTCTTTACCATTGATAATGATACCATCTAATTCGAAAGTACCATCTGGTGTATGAATAGTGTTTGAGCGACCATTCAACAGAAAAAGTTTTTCCATCAATATCTGTGGTCGCTCAATACCATATTTTGTAAACTCACCTAGTGGGAGTAATGACATTAAAAGATTCCTTTATTCCAACATGCTTTTGCAAGTGATGCTTGCATTGCGTATGCTTCTTTTTCCCAAGGTAGGTCATAATACTTCGTATCTGAAGCAACTGGTCTTTTCTTCCAAACCATCTGACCTTCTTTCATTTCATTTCGAACATACTGCTTGACATGCACCATCTCATGACAGATAGTCATAACAAGTTCTTTTATGTTAAGGTCTCTTGATATTTCTAATTGATACTCACGATTGTTATCTAGCATCATGCAGTAACCTACTGCATCATCGGTCATTTTACTGAACTTGACTTCAATTTCAATATTACGCAATCTAGGTAGTAGTTTTTGCAACATGAAATGCACGACATTATAAGCAATATCGCGCTTCGTTTTATTACTACCGACTACATCTACTACTAACATACAACCTCTCTTCTCAATATAGTTATATAATACTATACAAATTGGTACTTGTCAAGTAGTATTTATGCTTTTTTAAAGAAAGTGTTTCTCATAAATGAAGGAATCTGCCAGTCTTCGAACCCTGTTCCTGTGTTTAGAATATCACATTTATGCTTTGCTTCAATTCTTTTAGGACTGACTTCAATAATATCATCGTATTTGGTATCATGAATACACCAAATATTTCTACTACCATCAAACTCAATCTTAAATCTTGAATGTCGAGAAGTCTTTATACTTTTGCTTTTCATTGCGTTGTTCCTTTAGTTTATCAAATCCATTAGTTTCTACTACTTGTACCCCTTGTGGTACGTTTTTGGGTACCATGTTCTCTACAAGTTCTTCTTGTGCAGAGTCCTCTACATCATACAACTGCATTTTTGCTCTGTCGATACCCAATACAAAACGCTTGTATTTTGTAGGGTCGTTGTATCGATTTTTCAACTGCTTCACTAGAACTTGATTATGCTGTTCTAGTTCTTCATTTGATATCAGTGCAAACATGAAATCACATGTTGCTGGTAGTCCAAAACTTTCTGAAGTGTCTTCTAGTCCAATATCGGTACTAGAGAACCCTTGTCTCGTAGTCTGTGTAGCAGAGATGATAGGAACATTATGCTCTACTGCTAGACCTCGCAATTCTTCTGCGATTGATTTGATAATAGTATAGGAGTTCTGTGATGCTCCTGCTTTGAAACGCTGAGATGCACAGATGTTGAGATAGTCAATAAAGATAGCATCAGGTTTGAAACTTTTCTTTAGTGCTAGTTCATTTATCAGCGCATCAAAATGACCTTTGTGTGCGGTCGCTGTAGGGTATTCTTTGACAATCAATTTGCCGTGTGTTTCTTTTTGTAAAGATGCAATCTTCTTGTCAAACATACTCTTTGGTAGTTCGCTCAATGTCTGAATATCTAAGTTCAGTAGATTAGCATCAATACGTTCAGCAATACGCTCTTCTGCCATCTCCATAGTGATGTAAAGGACATTCTTTCCATGCATCATATAGTTTGCGGCAAGGTGGCACATAAATAAGGATTTTCCAACGCCCGTACCTGCTAGTGCCACATTGAGTGTTTTGCTTGGTAGACCACCTTTTGTAATCAAGTCAAAGTACTTGAGATTGAAAGGTATCTTTTCTTCTTTTGTGTGATAGAAATCAAATCTCTCATCTGATTGTTCAAAATAGTCATGACCAACATTAGGGTCAAATGACACAGAGAGAGCATCAGATAGTAGAGAAGGAAGAGCATCTGGTGACCGTTGCTTGTCCTTCCCCTCTACTATCTGAATGCCTTCTACGATGGCATTGTAGATTGCTTTATCTTTACAGAATTTCTCGGTGATATCAATCAACCAAGCATTATCTGCAGACTGCTCATTGAGACTATTTATTAGTTCAACCGCAGATTTAAATTCAGGTTCAGGAACATTGTGTGCTTCATTAAGAGAAATAATGATTTGTTCTGTGGTAGGTAGTTTATTATATTTGGTAATTGCATTGTATATCTCTGCAAATACCAGTTTCTCTGAACTATCATGAAAGTACTCAGGTTTCAAGAACGGCATAACTTTTCTTACGAATTCTTCATTCAGTAATAGGTTAGATAATATTGTTGTTTCAATCCGTGCCGTTTGCATATACTAATTCACCTGCTTCTATTTGTTTTTCCATTTGGTCGACAATGATATCACCTATGATACTGGTGATATCATTTTCAATTTCAATCGACTTTTTATTCTCAAGTATCTCGTACTTAAATCGCATTGCTCTATGACCTGTCTCATCAGGTTTACTAAACTGAATACGACCGACTTGATACACGATACCTGCATACTTACCTTCATCGATACGAGTGGCGATGAAAGTCTCTTTTTTAACGTGACTATACTTCACCACCATATGTAAACTTCTCCTTAGCAAATGCGTCTAGTTTTTGCATCACTTCTTCAGTGAAATACTTTTCTGGATCAGATAAGATTTGCTTACCATATAGTTTAGCACCATCAGGTAATTCAATACGAGTTGCAACTTTCTTAAAGATACCTGCTTCTTCTGCAAGTTCAAGTAGACCGTACCAACGACTTAGACCACCTTTGTATTTCAGTGATACATCAACCATAGAGTTTTCTTTAGTCAATCGTGACTTGTTCAGTTTACAGTGAATGATGTTACCTACAACTTCTGTTCCTTCTTTGTCTTTTTTCTTAGACAAGAACACGATAGTTGATGCGGCGTATTGAAGACCTGACCCACCGCCCATAACTTTCTGAGGAAACATAGTACCCATCTGGTCATAAGTGTGATTAGTGACGACCATAGGTACTTTTGCTTTACCTAGTTTTAGCGTCAATACTCTGAATGCCGCTTTGACTAGTTGTGACCTAGTCATATCTCTTGTCTCTTTACCATCTGCGGTATCTTCGATTTCTTTCGTTGTCGATAGCATACCAAGACTATCAAGCACAAACATCAGAGGTTGTCTATCTTCTTCTTTCTGTTCAAGATACTTGTCAGCAATACGAATTGCTTCAGTTCTAAACTCTTGCACAGTTGTAACAGGCATCATTACAATACGATTACCATCGATGCCTCGCTCTTCAATCATATCTTTTGTCAATGCACTCTCAGTCTCAAAGTAAACTACTCCAGCATCTGGATTAGCATCTAAGAAACTTTTACACAGACCGAGAGCAAAGAAGGTTTTTCCAGTTGCGGATTCCCCTGCGATTGCTGTAATCTTGTTAGCAGGTAAACCACCGTAGATGCTACCACTTAACAGTGCATTGAAGATATAAGAACCACTGTCAATAAAAGTAGAAACATCACCTGCTTCTACGCCATCTGCGACAACGCCAGCAAACTCGTTCTTACTCTCTTTGACAATATCTTTTAAAAAACTATTCATAATATCTCCTATAATTAATATTCACTATACTACAGTTTACATTGAATGTCAAGGTAATTTATCATAAGGATGGGCAGGACTGATATATTTGTGTATCATCTCAATTTCATCATGATATTCTGCAATTATCTTTAGTTCTTTTTCAATTTCTTCTAGTATATCACCATGCTCACCAATGCCTACTGCGTTACGCATGAGAATTTTTACATTCATAGCATGTTTGTCAATATGACCTTGAGCATGAGTAATAAGTGCATTTTTGATTTCTTCTTCCATATCTATCTCCTATCCAAAAAAATCTTCTAATGTTGCAATCTTTTCTAACTGCCAATTGATACTCTCTGCAATAAATCGTAGAGGTTCTAAAAATGCTTTCGTAAATTGCATCTCATAGTCAATATACTTATGCATGTCAAACTCTTCGGGAAGAGTTGCTAGAAAAGAAATAATGTTTTCGCCAATAGGGTTTGGCATCTTACAGTGAATGAACTTGATTTTTTCACCATCTTTAATTTGAGCATAACGATTAGTTATCTTCTTATTGCGTACAAGTTCATTATACATCAGCGCACCACGAACATGCATGGGCGTACCTTTCGTATAGATTTTGATATCAGACTTGTACTTTTCAACACCATTCACCGAGCGAGGAAAAGCAATCTCTTCTGGCGGTAGTGAGTTGAATTCTGTTCTTGCATTCTCAATGAATTCTAGAAGGTCATCATTCGAACCATTCACAATAACTTTGATAGCATCTTTCAACATCACACGCACAGGTGCAGGCGTTGAAGACTTGACAACCTCTAACCCCATAATCTTGAGTTTTGGTTCATCATACTGCACACCTTCAGAATTGTGTACATTCAAAACGTATCGTTTCTTTGCAGTCCAGATGCCTCTGTCAGCGATTACTTCACGCTTCATGAACATCTTCTGCTCATATGCATTCATATAGTCAGCAAGGTCTTTATAACTCTTATCAATAAAAGGTTCAAGTTTCTCGTTAGCAACTCGGTCAAGAAACTTAACAATTCGCTCTTTCGATACACCACCCTCGTCTTTCGATAAGTGGACTCTCTCACCAAACACTTGACTAACAAGTCCGCTAAGATTAAGGTAAACCGAATCCGTATCGCTTGCAATGACATAATTTTCTCCATCAGTCTTTAGTAATTTGTTAAAGTATTTATTCAGTGCTTCTTCAATCCATCGAATAGACAACTGACCAGAGAGTGTGATGCCCTCTGCTTGTCGAATGTCAAAGTATCTAAAGTACTGATTACCTAACGCACCATAAGCAGAGTTTAGTGCAATCTTCTTTGCAAGTTGAATGTTGCCATATCTTGCAATATCTCTCTGCAAGTCAGATTTCTTTGTAATCTCATATTCTTGCTCTGCTTCAAGCATCTTCTTCTTATAGAACTTTCTACTCTCATAGAGTTCTTCCATCATAGCAGGTAGAAACCCTTGAAAGTCTGTTCTGAAACATTGACCATTTGCCGACATACAAAGATTGTTTTCTTTCAAGTGAGAAGTGTCGAGTTTCTTTGCTAGAAGTTCATCTACACTACATTGTACTCTCTCATCAACAATAGTATCAGGTGAAATGTTATACTGCATAATCAAGTGAGGATACAGAGAGTTCAAATCAAAAGAAACAACCCAATCATGCTGACCGATAGTAGGGTCTTTCACATATGCACCAGCATATGCTTCATTCTTGTAATTCATTTTCTTTGGCGGAATGACAATACCTTTCTTACGCAAAGTATTATAGATGAGCATATCCCAACAACGAACCTGCGAGAATACATCTTCATAGTTTACGCGAAAGTCATACGCCATCGTCAACTGCAAGTCAATCAAACCAAGTTTGTCTTCTAATTGTGCAACAAGTTCAACGTCACGAATGTTGTAGTCAACAAACTTATCCCAGTCTTGTTCATAGAAGTCTTTGAAGTTTTGATACTCAGAGTGGTCAAGTTTCTCAGAACCAAGTTCAACATTTGCAATATGTGCAAGTGCAAAACTCTCATAACCAATACCACGATACTTGCGAAACAGTTCTAGATAGTCAATGCCAGCAATACCAAAAATATCATAGTATTGTTGCTCTCTACCTTGAATAGTAATCTTACCACCTTTGACAATCTTCCAGGGAGAGATAAGACGAACTTTCTCTTCACCGAGAAGTCTTTCGATGCGATTGACAATGTATGGAATATCAAAGAAGCGAGTGTTCCAACCAGTGATAACATCAGGTTTATAATCATTTAGAAACGCGATGAAGTCACTCAACATAGTTCGCTCATCAGTGAAAGTTCGATAGTCTACATCTCTATTGCTACCGTGATATTCTTTGAGACCCCATGTAGTCAACTTCTTAGTCAGACTATCTCGCACAGTGATGAGCAAGATTTGTTCATTAGCAGTTTGAATGTTTGGGAAACCATACTCTGTAGAAGTCTCAATGTCGAGTGACAGAATAGAGATTTGATTAGTGTCAAAGTCAATCTCATCTTTATCTACAAAGTTGTCAGATATCCACTGATAGAGATATTGCGTCTGACCATAGATTTTGAAGTTCTCAACATCTCTGTACTGGTCAAGAAACTCTCTTGCTTCTTTGACACCGCCAGGTTTGAATTCATCGACATACTCACCCTCAATAGTCTTGTACTTTGTGGGTTTGTTTGCTTTTAAGAATAGTGTGGGTGAAAAGTCTTTATGTCTTTGCATAACACGTTGACCATCATGACCTACACCACGAACTAGAATGTTGTTACCCCATTGCTGGACGTTTGTATAGAACTTCAATATATTGCCTCATCATTTATCATCACACTATTATGCGCCATAATGTGTGATTTGTCAACAGTTTTATGCGCGTAAAAGTGTCTTTTACCCCTTTAGAAATGCACTGGTATCAAGTTTCTTATTAGGAATAACAAGTCCACTACCAAAGTTTTGATTATAACTATTGAGAAGTTCTGTTGTTGGTTCTGCAATATACATTACGCTAGGTTTAGAAACTGCAATTGGTTTATCTGTGAAAGAGTCCCAAGGACCCATCTGAACTTGAACTTGATTTCCTTGTCCAGGAGCAAGCATAACAATAGCAGGTTTTTCTACTGTGATTGTATCCTCATCTTCACTCTTTACTTTGGCGATAATTTGTTCACCATTAATCATTTTAATTAGAGTTACATCACTCATCATTTTTTTCCTCTTCATCAATCATCACTTTACGCAAAGCACTAATAGAACCAACAAGAGAATTTGCTTCTGCTTCAAGTTGAACTTGTGCTTGTTTCATATTGGTGATTTGTTCTTTACGCTTTTGAAGTTGAACTTCATATTCTTCAATGGCGTCTTCAATTTTATTCTTTGCTATATTCATTTTTTCAAGTTTCTCAGTTACAGGTTTATTCATCATATACTCCTAATATAAATGAGCAGTTTTTACACATGCTCAGGTGATGCCCTCCGAAGGATTATTTAATTTCAATCTTCTTAGGTAGTTTCTCTTCAGGAATGATACGCTCAAGTTCAACTCTCAACATACCATCTTTTAGTTCTGCGCTGTTGACAACAACCTCATCTGCAAGAGTAAACTTTCTAGTAAACGAGCGATTAGAAATACCTTTCCAAATCGACAGCGTATCTTTAGCATCTTCTTGTTTTTTAGATTTGATTGTTAGACAACCTTCTGCAAAATCAATTTCAATATCATCTTTACTGTAACCAGCAAGTGCCATCTCAATGGTATATTTGTAACCATCTTCAGCATCTTTGACAATATTGTAAGGCGGGAATCCTGAGGATTCTGCCTGATGTGTCGCATAGTCCCACAACCTATTAAAGGTGTGGTCGAATCCAACAGCATATGGGGTTAAAAGATTTTGGTCAAACGACTGTAGCGCCGACCTTAGTGTCGTTAAATTAGTCATGTTTTTATCTCCTATTAAGCAAGACTTTATTTTTTATAGAAGACCCAACTGAGGCGTCTTCACATTATATATAGTCATCAATTTCATAATATCAAGTGCTTTACATGCACAAATCTTCATATTTGCCAGAGTGTAGTCTATGTTGAGACATATCACCGACAATAGAAGGTTTATACCAGAAAACTTTTCTAAACCAACTAAGCATCTATTTTTTTCTTTCCTATGTTGTATTTAGTTTCAAGTATCCATTCATTCTTTTCTTTGAATGCAATTACTTTAATTTGAGATAAGGGTGCTTGGTCAGCAATCTTATCTTCAGCGACTACAGAAATTAATCCCCAATCTTTCAAAAGTTTTACAATGGTATTTCTACGCTCTTGGTCTTCTTGTGAAAAATTTGTTTGCTTGCCATCTAAACCGAACAACTCTTTAAAGTGTACGATAAAGTATCTACCTTGCTTATGCAAGATATGACAAGACTGATATAATTTCTTGTCTTTCTTTGACGCAAT